TGAATCTGTTCTTTGAGCTGGCCGACTTGCTGCTGCAGCATCTTCGGATCGGGCGGGGCGTTGGGGCCGGCCTGCTGCTGCTTCTCGGCGCGCATCGCCGGCGGCTGCAGATACTCGAGATCCTTCGCCATCTCCTCCCCGATGGGGCCGAGGTTCATCAGGCGCACGGCATCGGCGGCGATGATCGGGAACGCCTGCGGGTTGTTGAGCAGCACCATGGCCGCATCTTTCCCCTCGGCTTGCTGGCTATCGAAGGCCGGGCCCGCGGCGATCGTGATCGTGTGGCGCTGCAGCGGGTCGAGCTTGAGATCGGCCGGCCCAAATTCGGGGAAGCCATCGGGCGCGATCTGGCTCGGCGTGTTGACGCGGACGCGCTTCGTCTTGCCGTCGGGCGTGCGGGTGTCCACTTCTTTCGGCGTGTCGTCGTAGAACGGGAGGAGCTTGGCGAGCTTCTGGGTGAGCTCGCGGATCATGTCGTCGTAGTGCGCGACGAAATGGAACGATCCGGCGTCGCCGTGCTGGTTGAGTTCCTTCAGCGCGACGCCGCTCGTCACTTTCGTGTTGCCGAGGCGGGTGTCGGTCGCGCTGTAGCGGCCGAGCGCGTTCTGGATGTCGCGCCGGAAACTCTCGCCGGCGATCTCGTAGCCGGAAATATCCGGCGCGCGCGTGCCGTACTGCGGCAGCGGGAGGATCTGCTGCCCGGTCGCCTCGGTCGTCGGGTTGGCCTGGATGAGCGCGATCGGCTCGCGCACGCTGCGCTCGACGAGCGCGATCTCGTCGGGGCCGAGCTGCCCCACGTAGGCGAACAGCGCCGCCTTGACCGGGAGCGCGAGCGCCTCGAGCTTCGTCGAGGCCGTCCAGTTGTAGGCCTTCGCCGCGTCGCGCGCCAGGCGGATATAGGACTGCAACATTTTGACGGCGCCGCCGGCGGCATCCGTCGAAAAGACGATCTTCCCGTAGCACGAGGCGAACGGGATCGAGTCGCCTTTCCAGATCGTTTTGGTCGGCCGGCCCGGCGTCGCGAGCAGCTCCAGGCCGTTGGTGATGTACTGCGCCACTTCGCGCCGCGGCCGGCCGCGGCCGCTTGGCGGCGCTGTCTCCGTCACGGTCCAGTACTCGGCAATCAACACGCGGCCGTCTTTGCCGAACCACTTCGGGAGCGCGGCGAGGATCTGCGCGTCGAAGTCGTGCACCTTGGCCGTCGGCCAGTCGCGGACAAATTCGCGCCGGGTCACGCTATGCACGAAAAACAGGTATTTCCAGTCGGCGCCGCTGGTGCTCTCGCCGTCAGGATCGGGGAGCACCTGATCGGGGTTGGGGATCGCCTTGAGCTTGAGGATCTGATCGGCGCTGTCCTCGTCGGCGTACTCGGCGACGATGCGCGCGTAGCCGTAGCCGCGGGTCGCGGCGTTCTCGCCGGCGACGGTGTACACCTCTTGCGCGTGGCTGTCGTGTTCGATCTGGCGGATCCGGTTGCTGTAGTACTCGGCCGTCTCTTTGGTCGCGCCGCCGCCGGCCGGGCTGACGTTGGCGCCGCGGGGGTTCTGGCGGTAGCTGTTGACGAGCTGATTCGTGTACTGACTCAGTTGGTCGAGCTCGAGCATCGGCCGATCGCCGCGCTCGGTTTCGTCCTCTTGGTCCCAGGTGTGGCCGGCGGCGTAGCGGACATCTTTCGCGCCCTCGAGGATGATCGGCGCCCACTGGTCGCACGCATACGTAAACCGCTCGTTGAGCTCGGCCAGGATCGCCGCATCCGAGCCGGGCGCCGGCGTGCCGGTCTCCGATGTCGCCGACCTCTCGGTCGTCCGCGCCGCGGGGTCGGTCGGGTCGTCGGCCATCAGGCGCCGCCGATCAGGGACGCGAGGCGGGCGCCGAGGGGCCGCGCCTGGTAGGCCTCGAGCGCCGCGCGCGTGCTGGCGGCGGTCGCGGCGGCGGCGTCGATCGCCTGGTGGATCGTGGCGAGATCCTCGAGCCGGGCCGTGTGCAGTTCCTCGATCGCGGCGAGGATCCGCTGCGCCAGGGCGATCCGGCCGGTCTGCTCGGCCTCGACGCCGGCGCGCACGGTGACGAGCTCGGCGGCGAGCGCCTGCAGCACTGTCTCAAGGTCATCCTGCCGGCGCGCGATCGTGGTGACGGCGGTATGGCGGTCGCGCTGATCGGCGGGGTTCATCGGCGGGCCCGTCCACGGCGATCGAACGGCCGTGCCTTGCGTAAGGTGTCGCGCTCGGCCTCGCTGAGCGGCACCGTGTCGGCCGCGGTCGCGCGGCGGATCGTGCCATCGGGGTTCACCGCATACGAGGCGCCGCAGATCGGACAGATCCCGACGGTCGCGATGCGCGCGGCCGGCGTGTCGAACGTGTGCCCGAGGGTGGGACAGGTGATCGGCATACGTAACTGACGATGCGGGAGCCCGGCCCCTGTCCGCCGTCCGGATGGCAGTAACGCACGGCAGACGCCCCACGGACGCCCCGCAGCACGCCCGCAGGGCGGCCAGGCGGCGGCGTTCACCGTAGCCCACGTCAGGGCGGACCGTGCGCGACGCGGTTACGGCCAGGGGTAATTCGCCGCGACCCACGCGGCCAGGCCCAGCGCGAGCAACCGGAACCGCCACGGCTCGTACGGGGTCGGGATCGGCGGCAGGCCCGCGAGCAGAAACAGCAGCAACGCGAGCGTCAGGAGGATGAGTTTCATGGGCGTCGTGTCCTTTCCACCGGATCGGCCTCGGCCTACACCCTAGCCCCAGCGCGAGCGCCGCGGCGGCGCCGGCGAGACGGCGCGCGGGCGTTCCGGCGCCGCGACGGCCGAGGCGAACGTCAACCAAAACGCATCGCTATCGTCCGGCGACACTTCCCCGCGCTGGGTGATGTGCTCTTTGCTCTCGATGACGAGGCGCCCGTGGGTCTGGTGATAGCCGGCGAGGGCGAGTTGATCGCACAGGCGATCGTCATCGGGCAGCGAGCCGAGCAGGAGCCAGTCCTTACACCGACGCGCCATGTTCGCGCGCCGGTTGTAGTCGTGCGGGTCCGGCGAGTCGCCGCCGAAGTTGATCTCGTGCACGTGGGTGTACTTGAGCGCGTGCAGCCGCGAGACGATCGCCGCGCCAAACGCCGAATCGACAAACAGCGCCGCGAGCGAATGCTCGGGCCGGCGATCGCTGAGCAACTCCGCACACAGCGCGATGCGCGCCGAGCGGTCCGGATCCTTCTCGCCGGGGATCCGGATCGGGCCCAGCGGTTTCCCGTCGGCGCCGAGCGGGTTGCCGCACAAGCCGCGGCGGAACCGGATCACGTTCCAGGCCTTCCCGCCGCCGCTGACGTCGAAGCCGGCGACGAGGGGATCGTCGGCGAGCGGCACCATGATCCGCTTGCGCGCCAGGTCGATCCGCGCGCGGTCGATGTACTGCAGCTCGTCGGCCGCCGGCGGAAAGCCGAGGATCCGCACGCGGCAATAGTCGGAGTCGAGGCCGTAGTCGGCGATCTGCTGCGCCAAGAATTCTTTGTTGGTAAAGCGACTGGTGCGCGAGTCGACGCGGCGGTGATTCCAGCGGGCGGCGAGGTTGCCGAAACAGACGCGATAGAATTCGCCGGTGTTCCGGGTCATCTGGCCGAAGGCGAACATCATCGGCTCGCCATCGGTCATGCCGTTATAGGCCACTTCCCACACCTTGTCCGGCACGAGGCTCGCCTCGTCGAAGAAATAGCCGGACGTCGAGCGCCGCGCGTGCTGGCCGGCGAACGCTTGCGCGTTCTGTTCCTTGCACGATTGCATCTGCACTTTCCACGTCGCCGGGTAGGCCTTCGCGTAGATCCCGCGCTCCATGATGTCGAACCAGGGCGCGGTCAGCGCGAGCTGGGTCCAGAACTGGATCGCCGGCCAGGTGCGCGCCTCGAGCTGCGCGTAGCCGCCGGCGGTGACGGTGAGATCGCAATGGGGCCGCGTCGAGAGGATCCAGCCGACGAGCCACGCGAGGGAGGCGGATTTGCCGACGCCGTGGCCGGACGTTTCCGCCATCTTGATCGGCATGACCGGCGTCGAGCCGTCGAAACGGCGCGCACGGACCTCGGCGCCGAGCGCGGTCAAGAATTCGATCTGGTTGTCGTCGGGGCCGGGCTCGCCCTCGAGCGGGCCGGGTTCGCCCCAGGGATACGCGCCCAGGGTCCACCGCAACGGATCGTCGTAGCAGCTCGCGGCAAAGTCGGCGATCTGCGTGTCGATGTCGTCGACGGCCGAGACGTCGGCCACCGGGCCCCGCGGGCTCATCGATCGACGCGCTTCCGCGCGGCCTCGAGCCGCGCCACCCGCGCCTCGACGCCGGCGTCGGTGATCTCGACCTTCTCGATCAACATGCCGTAATGCTTCATATAGAGTTCGATCGCCTTCACCTTGTCCCACAGTTTGAACTTGTGGATTGTGTCGGTGACGCCATCGCCGGCCGCCGCGTTCTTGATCAGGACTTCGAAGCCGGCGAGCGCGGCGCCGGCGTCGGGACTGAGGTCGGCCGGATGTTTCGCGTCCTTGGTCACGGGATCGAAGTAGTCCGCGACCTGACTGAGCGCGATGCGCCCGAGCTCCTGCAGGAGCCGCGCTTTACTCACGCCGGCGGCCGCCAGGTGGGCGCGTTGCGCGGCCTGGATGGCGGCCGCAATACCAACATTTACCAACAAGCGCGGGCCCACCACATTCGCATTGGTCGCGCTGTAGCCGGCGCGGATCGCGGCCTGCGTGGCGTTCAGGTCGATCAGATATTCGGCGACGAAGGTGGCCTGTTTGGGCGAGAGCGTGCCGGGCGTCGGTGACGACCGCCGCGGCCGGAGCCGCGGGATGCGGGGTTTCGGGGTGGCTTTGGTCATGCCTCGAGCCGATCGAGCCGGCGGAGCAAGACCTTCAGCCGGTAGACCGTGCGCCAGGTCACGGCGGCGCCGCGGCGGCCGATCGTCAGTTCCGGCCAGGGCCGCGCCGGCTGGCGCCCGAGGCCGCGCGCGATGTCCGCGCGCCGGTAGCCTTCCGCCAGAAGCACGCGGACGACGCGGAGCGCCTCGCGCGCCGGCGCGCGGGCCCCGAGCACCGGGCGGCCGGCGCGCTGCGCGGCGCGGTAGCGGCGGCTATACGCGGCGTTGGCGGCCAGGCAGGCCGGACACACACAGCCGCACTGATACGACCGCCGGCGCCCGTGGACCGTCGGATCCGGATCGTCGCGTGCGAGCAGCGCGGCCGCGTTCACAGGGAAACGCGATCAGTGTGCAGCCGCACGGGCCCCGATATACCTGAGCCTGTGCGGCTCGTCGCGTCTCGTTGCGACTAAGGCGTATACGTCGTAGCTCGGACGCCGCCGCCGACGCGCCGTCGTGCGATACTGACCGGACCGCGGGCCCTGATGTCGCTCGAACCGCCGATCGTCCCCTCCCCGCTGCGTGAAGTCGCGCACGTCGCGCGGCGCCTGAGCATGAGTCAGGAACACGTCCGCCGGCTGATCCGCGGCGGGCAGTTGCCCGCCATCCGTCTCGGCTGCCGCTGGCGCGTCGATCCGCGCGACCTCGAGGCGTTCATCAACCGGCAACGGACGCCCGCCACGGCCGCGCCTGACGTCTAGGCGGGCCGGTCTGGTCCTGATCGCGAGTCTGCGGCGTCTGCCGTCTGCGGCGGTCGCCTGGGGGCGTCGGCCGTGGCCTGCGCAAGCGCCGCGGCGGCCGCGTCCGCGCCCGCATAGAGCAGCTCGAGCGCGAGGCAGGCGGCGAGCACCTCGGCCAGCGTCGGCGGGATCAGGTCACCAGGAGCGGACATCGGGGGGCGTCTCCGCGGGCGGGACGGTGAGTATAGCAGAGCCGGCGGCCTCGTTCCCCGCCTTCTCCTGCCTTTTCCCACCTAGCGCGCCCGCGCGATCGGCTCGACCTTGACGATCCGCGGCAGCGGCGGCAACGGCTCGGCCTTCGCCGCGCGCGGCTTGCGCGCCTTGAATGCCTGTTCGTTCGAATACGACCACTCCCACAGCGCGCGCGTCGCGAGAAACACCGGCAGCAGCGTTGGCGCGTCGGGCACGGGGACCACCTCGACGGGCGGATCGCCGGCCACTTTCGGCAGCCGGACAATCAGCGCACGCGCCGGCGTCGTATAGCCCATCTCGGCGAGCGCGGCGCCGTAGGCCGCGGCTTGGAGATGCGCCTCGGCATAGACCGCCTTCCCCGTCTTGAAGTCAATCGTGACGAGCTCGCCGTTGACGCGCGCGAGCAAGTCCAGCGTGCCGGCGTAGCGGTGCCGCTTCGAGAACACGACCCGTTCAATGAGGATCGGTTTGAGTTGCACCTCGAGCGCCCACGCCTTGAACGCCTCGACGGCGATCCGCGCCGGCGCGCTGATCACGGGTTTCGGGCCCGCCTCGCTGCCGAGCGCGGTCCGGAGCAACCACTCGATCGCCTGGTGCGCTTCGCTGCCGATGTCGCCGGCGCGCGCCAGCCTGCGCTCGTGGGCCTTGACGCTCCCGAGCTTCGTCGCGAGCGCGGTCGCGAACCACGAGGCGGGGTACTGCTGCCCGGCCGCGCTCAATTCGCTGTAGAGCGTCGCCGCGGCCGCGCTGACGG